CTATTATACCATTATACTATAGCAGGGTTCCTGATCAACCAATGGATGGAATCAGTGCTATGAAGAGAATATATGATCAAGTATATGAGAAAAATATTCTCCGTAGTTTCTGGGCAAACGCTGTTCGCAGAGATACAAGACAGTTCCTAGTACGAGAAGGAGCAATTGACGAAGAAGCGTTAGCGAAGATAACTGCTGGGATAGACGGAGCAATGATTCCTGTTGATGCCGAATCTCTTGCCGGTGTGATTAGTGTCGTTCCGTCTGTCCCTATATCTTCAAACCATTCTTTATATCTACAACAGATAGATCAGGACTTAGCTAAGGGAAGTGTTATGGCTCCCTTTAGTAGAGGTGAAACGACTAAGGCATCAGCTACAGAAGTAGCAGCTTTGGCACAGTATACTGCTAGTGAGATTGGACGATTGGCTAGAGAGCGTGATCAAATGATTGAACAAGTAGCATACAAATATGTTAGGATTGTGTCCCTTATCGCTGATGAAGGACAGAAGGAAACTATAGTATTAGAAGGTGTACCGACTATAGTTACACCTGATAAGTTAGAAGGTAAGTTCAAGTACGTTGCGTTGGATCAGGCTTCAACACCAATTGCAGAAGGTGTAAGGAGACAACAGTTGTTACAGTTAGTTCCAGTTCTTACACAGTTAGGGGTTGAGCCTTGGAAAATTAGAGATGAGATAATTCGTTTGTATGATCTTCCGAGAGCCTTCTCCGAAACTGAAGAGGTACAACAGGAACTTGGACCTAGAGCAGTTGGTCGTCCTCCATTAGCTAGAGAGGATGGAGCGCCGTTTGAGAATATGCCGCCTAGTCCTGAAGAAGAGATGGCTAAACAGTTTGGCGGAGGTAGGGGACTAAAGTTCCCAATGCCGGGAGATTTTAGTTAGTGCCGTTATACGAATACAAGTGCAAGACCTGTGAGGGTATGCTGGAAGAATTACAGACCATAGAAGAAGGGTTAGTATTTGCAGATAATAATATTTGTGAATGTGGTGGAGAACTACAGAAATGTTTAGGAAGCTTTGCGAAGACACCTTCAAGATGGGGAGACGAGACTGGACGCTATGGTGTGAATGGTATGTTCTCACCGGGATTAGGCAGGTATGTTACTAATAGAAGGGAAGAAGAAAAGATAATGGCATCTATGGGAAAGGTACCTGCATCAGATCTTCCTCAACATTATATAGCTG